ACTCCAGTCTCTCTTAGCATCAAGGTTTCCTAATTGAAGAATAGGTATATCTCTTCCATCTTCTAAGGCAATTTTAATTTTCGCTATACTGTGGCTAATTTTTCTGGTTACAAAATCAAGACCTCGCCGAGTACCTTCATGATTAAATAGCCAACCCTGTACTGCATATAAATTGTAGGACTCCCTGTAGACCCTGACAATATGCCTAGCTGCGCACTTAGCAGCACCATAGGGAGATTGTGGTCTCAGTGGGTGATTCTCATCTTGAGGAACGCACACCACATCTCCGAATTCTTCAGATGATCCAGCATTATAAAATCTACATTCCGGAGCAAATCTTCTTATCGATTCCATGATATGTAGAACCGCGTCAGCGTCAGTATCCCATGTCTGGATTGGATAATCCCAGCTTCCAGCCACAAAAGATTGAGCTGCAAAATTAATAAAATAATCTGGCTTAATATCTAGTATTACGTCCCGAATACTGTGCGCATCATTTAAATCCATGTTGATTAACTCGAATCTAGGATTGCCTTCTAGATGCAGGATATTCTCGTGGTTTTTAACGCTCAACCTGCGTACCGAGCCATAAATTTTATGATCAGTGTTCTTTAATAAATAGTCGACCATGTGACTTCCGTCTTGACCGGTTACTCCTGTTATAATTATTTTTTTCATTTAGTGCATTGTGGCTTTGTGAAATTGTTGATCAATAATGATTTCTATGTATTCTTTTTTAAGACCGCTAGCATTTGTCCTTTATCTATTGTCTTTATTATTTCGTATTTTTCAAGTATTGTTTTGTACCAGCGTCTCTGATTGGTTATGTGAGAAAATGGTAAAATAGATGGGTCCCCATCTAAGTGAGACATTGAAATTTCGAGACTATTCATTGATTATAGATAAAGTTTTATTAAAAGATCCTTCAATCGAGCAATTTCTTTCAAACCAATCTATGCAATTATTAGACATGCGCACCCATTGTTTCTTTGTTGTAGATTTGATTTTCTCAAGAGATATTTGCAAGTTCTTGCCGCAAACATAATGAACGTTTTCAATTAAAGGTTCTGGATAATCAGCACACACCCCTTCGGTAAAAATAGGAACCGTCCCCATTCCCATTAATTCTATATCTCTAAGGCATTTTGGCCCGACCCCCCTTAAGCATAATCCATATTTCATGCGAGAAAGAGATCTAAGGTAATCTATATGATCTACTTTTCTGGTTTCATAATGGAATAAATCGCAATGTTTTGACCACTCAAAAGAAAGTTTGTGCCTTTCATGATTGGTAGGCGTACCAATAAAGCCTATATTTATCATTCTAGATTCATAACTTAAGCGTAATTCGTTCTTTAATGCTTCATAAGTTTTTGATCGCCAAGGCCAGAAGATCCACTTTTTATTTCCAGTCCCATTTTTAAATGTATTTGAAAAAAGACACATATCGTAATCATGCTTTAATCTATCTAGGAGGGGAAAATCATATAATAATACACCTCCTTGTTGTTCTACCCAGCACTTTGCCTCTGGAGAATCTGGATCTGATTGGAATCCAGGAGACCTATGAGTTGGCCCATTTTCAATATCGCAAAAACCTTTTTCCTCCCATGCGTCAAGCAGTTCCCTGAATGATGATCCATCGTGGCCGCCTATTAGTGGTTTTATTATCTTCATTTTAGGGGGATGTTATTTTTCAGCCATAGCTATGAAGGAATTGTTTAAATCTACATTGGATACAAAAATATTAGAATAACCTTTATCTTTTAGATAGTCATGAATTATATCTCTGGAGAAAATATGTATATGTTTTCTGTTGTTCCATGGCCTCCAATAAGTTTGACTATAATCTGGTAAGTATAAAAATAAAGTGCCGGAACTTTCGATAAAATCATACCAATAATCTAGTGTATCAACCCAGTGGGGAACGTGCTCAAGGCAGTGACTGGAAAAAATATAATCAACCTTTTTGTTGCTAGGTAAATTATTTGCATCCCATGGATCATCAAAAGAAATATCTATTGGTTTTGCTCCAGGGTAGCTCCATTCTTTTTTCATGCATCCCACATCGTACCCACTACCCTTGCACACATGCTTTGCAAAAGGAATGCAGAATTGGGATGCGTAACCTCTGCTTTGAAATAGTGGATAGGATTCATCTTTGAAGCAAATTGTTTCAATCATAATATATGATATTACATCATCATTCGATAATATTCCATATCTGATCACATTCTTTTGAGAAATTAAAGAATGGATTCCTGTGGCTATAGAAATAATTCTTAGATTTAATATTTAACTGTTTTATTAATTGAAATATTGAACTGTCTATGGTGTGTATTTCTTCAGCTTTTTCAAGTACACCAATCCAGTCAAAAATACTATCTGTAATTGGTGATAGGAAGATTTTACGTAAAGAGCTTGTGAAATTTATTTCAATTTTTCCGCCGCTATATGAGTTGTTGTGAAATGAAAACTTATCGGCAAGCTCTAGCTTTTGTTCTAATAAATTTTCTCTCTCATAATCTCTTTCGATAAAGAAATGTGAAAATCGGTACGAATAATCTATATTCATTTGATCGTAAAAAGATTCCTCCCAATTGGGCAGCTTGCAATTCTCAAAACCAATTCTGATGAACTTGTTATTTTTATACATTTTTTCGCAATCGGAATCCGAGTTTACGGGATAAAGTTCTACATCAATATCTCTATATAGTTGCTTTACGCTGGATAAATTATGATGTTTCACTGCGAGTTTTATTTTTTTATATTTTTTATGAAGTTTTCTAACTATTGCATTGCAAACAATATGATCTCCGAGGCCGAGATGGTGATGAATAAGAACGCTTTTTGTGTTTAACTCCATTTTTCTATTGGCCCAATTTTATTATCTGATGTTATACGCTCACCAACAAACGAGCCGTATTTAAAAGGTTGATGATTAGGGAATTGTATGCCTGAACCCCTTCTGAAATCATCATGTTCTAAAAATAGAAATCGGATTTTAGAATACATACTTTTTAGTCCATGTTGATCATTATGATATTCATCGCCTTTGCGAAAACTAATTAAATCTTCGTAAATTTCACTTAAGTCAGCGCAACCTGATCGCTTGCAACCCCACATGCCAGCCATAACTGGCCAATCATTATGGAATTTATGATCCCTCATGCAATGGAACTGCATTTCGCTTTTTTCCCATTCAATTACAGCTTGATATTCTTTATCCGAAATTCTTGAATCGCAATCACGACTGACGAAAACAGATACATCGTTGCATGTCATGGGCTTGAATCGAGCGAAAGACATAGAAAAATCTGAATTATCATTTGTCAAAATAACCTTTCCGCCTTCTTCTTTAATCCTTTCTTGATTTTTTTTGCTTACGAGCGGATGCGTATAAAACCAGCTTTCCCAGCCTGCATAAAATTCACTACCAATACTTTTTGCGTTTTCAATTGCGCCGACTGTGTAACGCTCGCAGTCTCCCCAAAGTGAAAATGATACTACTTTTTTCATGTTTTATATTTTGCCTGTATTTCTTTATCATGTAGTTCTGACTCTTTAAGTTTCGCTTGAGAGGTTGAATCAGGTCTATATAAAAAGTCGCCAATGATATCTTGAGTTCTTTTAAACCTCATGCCCATCGAAAACATTCGCAACCACATGTCGTAGTCCGCAGAAGAAAAATATTTTTCATCAAATTCACCAGCATCCATCAGGGAGGCTTTTTTGACTAAAGGAAATGGCCCACAGGGATTAATAGAAAACATTAACTTTTCTTCTGATTCAGACAGTAAGGAGTTGGTTAAATTTCTCCAGTACTCACCTATTGGCAGATTGGGTCCGCCAATTTCAGACACGAAGTTATGCACTCCGTAAAATAAATCTACTTCTGGATGTCCCTCGATGTAATTATGGTAAGTTGAAAGTGTGTGAAAGTTAAGCCTATCATCTGTATTAAAATTAACTAAATATGGAGTGTTGGATTTAGCTACCGCAAGATTCCACGCTTCATAAATAGATAAAAATCCAGGCTCAAAAATAGAAACATTAATATGTCGATTAAATTTGAATTGTTTAATTTCTTCAAGGGAGCCATCCGTAGAACCTGCGTCTATGAAAAATAAATCAAACGGCTCAGAGATCTGAGAGTTTATATTGTTCAAATAGCCTTTAATCCACTTAATCGAATTATAGGTCGAGCAGTAAACTGTAATTTTACTTGTGGATAAAGTAGACATCCTCCCTTTCGCTTTGGTAACCTTTAAACTGACTACACACAGGTTCGCCCATAATAAATTCACAAGGTTGAAGTTTGGACCTTAATAAGTATTGTAGTATCCACATGTCTGAATTGAAATCTGGTTGCCCCATGGACTCTCTTACTTCAACGAAAGTTTTATAAAATTTTACCATTTTCTCAAATGATCCGCCCACAACGCCCATGTTAATCAAATCCCATAAACCGTAATTTATATCAAAGTTAAAACTATCATCCCAGTTAAAGTGATCATGTATTTTTTTATACGGAAACTGGCTTAATGGTATTGAATCCTTGCAGGCAAAATAATCTATCGAATCGTTCTGATCAATGAGACTTACCGGATCCATAACGACCTTAACATCTGATGCGTCAGTATGAAATACCACACTGGGCTTTTCACTCAAGCTCTCAAGGTAATTACTGAAGCAAAAAAATCTATAATCATTGTTTGAATATTCAGTTGGTGATACTTTTTCAAAAGATACATAATTATTTGAGTAGTCCCTAATCAGGTCATCCTCTAGGTTGTCGTGAAAAACTACAGATTTTATTTTATTCCTAACCACAGAATCGTACCATTCTTTTATGTAATTAATGTCAGATTTAGCAACCATTCCATCTGGACCCCTACCCACTACTGCACTATCACCCGGATCATTCGGGTGCGGCTTTACCGAAAAGTAGGAGGTTAATATTAGGGTTCTATTATTTTTGCTTGACATTACTTAAATTTATGTTATAATGCTTCAAAAGCTTTAGCTATTGAAGCTATTCTCATGTTAATCTTATTTGTCTCACGTTAGTCTAATCAATTAGTAATCTTACGGAGACCTCATATCTTACGAAGACCAAGCGCGCGAGATTTTTTTCTTTCTTTTTACTTGACATTACTATGATTATATGTTAGTCTCTTATTTATTCTAAATAAAAAATGGAAATAAACTCCTTATCCGATAATGAGCTAGTCTGCAATTTGCAGGTTGGCGTAGAACCCGAGCAAAGCTTGGGCGAATTGGTTCAACGTCATAGTGGTATATTCATAACGATGGTGAATAATTACTCTCCTACTAGCACGTCCGGGATAGTCTCAGACAGGGTAGATCTACTGAAGGATAGAAATTACTATATTTATAAAGCGGCGCTAAAATACGATGACTCTAGAAATACTAAATTCTCAACCCATCTTGGTAACGAGACTAGATGGTTGTGCTTGAACTTATATAATAAAAATAAGAACTCAAAAGAAGTTCACATGGATTATGCTGATATCGGAAAGAGGTCAGAGGATAAGCCTGAAGATAAAAAAGTAGACCTAGAAGTTTTAAGCAAGATAATGAACCTAATAAATAAAGATCCTGACACCAGGGTTTCAAAGATATTCAAAATGAGATACATAGAAGGGCAGAGAAACAACGTAATGCCATGGAATAAAATATGCAAGCCACTAAAGCTTAGCATACAGGGGTGCATAAACATCCACGACAAAGCAATCACTAAAATAAAAAGAGAACTAAAAAACGAATTATGATAAATAAATTTATAGGAATAGGTCACCTAACAAAAGACCCAGAGACTAAATCATTCGAAAGCAGCAACACTAAATGTTCATTTTCATTAGCAATAAACAACTCCAAGGACGAAGTTCTTTTTATGGATACGGAATGCTGGAACAAAACCGCAGACAACTGCAAGAAGTTTTTATCAAAGGGATCTTGTGTTTATGTTGAGGGTAAAATAAAAGTCAGCAAATGGGAGGACAAAAATGGAAACCCAAGGCAGAAGTTCTACCTTGGCGCAGACTTAGTCAGGTTTCTACCAAGCGGAAAAAAAGAATCAACCAATGTTGTTATTGAAAATCCACAACCAAGCCCTACTATACAATCAATAGTAGAAGAAGAAGAAATGCCATTTTAAATATGAATAAGATAAATTTCAGCGCACCAATAAACTCATTAAGTTTTGGCAATGTTTCGGTAAACATGCTAAGATCCCTCCATAAAAAAGAGGTAGAAGTCTCTTTCTTCCCAATGGGTAAGTCTTTGGACTTCACAGCTTACGATAAAATTGACACTAAATTAAAGTCCTGGATAGAAAAGTCTTCAAATGAAAGATTCTCAACACTATCCCCAGATTCTCCATCCTTAAAGATGTGGCACATCAATGGATCTGAGTCAGGCATAGGCAACAATCAGTTCCTTTATACTTTCTACGAGTGCGACTCCCCCACTATTGTAGAGAAAAGTATTTGCGGGGTCCAGAGGAAATGCATCTTCAGTAGTTCTAGCGCCATGAATATTTTCAAGAATTCGGGATTAAAGAATACAGAATACATACCAATAGGTTTTGATACTGATTTTTTTGAAACTAACAAAGTTTACCTAAAAGGTAGAGTTAATTTTGGGCTAGTTGGCAAGTTTGAAAAAAGAAAACATACAGCAAAAATCATCAAACTCTGGGCCGATAGATACGGCAACAATAATGACTACCAATTAACATGCTGCATAACTAATCCATTCTTCAAGCCAGAGCAAATGAATATTGCGATAAGTCAAGCCCTTGGCGGCAAGCGCCACACAAACATAAACTTCCTGCCATACCTTAAAACTAATTCAGAAATGAACGAGCTTTACAATTCCATCGACATCAACCTGAGCGGCCTAAGTGGGGCAGAAGGTTGGAATTTGCCCGCATTTAATTCTACTTGTTTGGGCAAATGGAGTGTTGTCTTGAATGCCACCTCCCATAAGGATTGGGCTACTAAAGATAACTCTATATTGGTCGAGCCAGAAGGTCAGGAAGAAATTTATGACGGAGCATTCTTCCAAAAAGGCCAACCGTTTAATCAAGGAAACTTAAATACATTCTCCGATCAATCATTCTATAAGGCACTAGACAAAGCTATAGATAAATACGACAAAAGAAACGAAAAAGGTGTTGAAATAAAAGAAGTATTTACTTACGATAATACAGTTGAAAAAATCTTAAACCTAATAAACAAATGAACATTAAGAAACAAGGCGAAGGTATTCTCCTCTGCTGCGGCAAAGGAAGATGTCCGGTATTAAAAAAATCTAAAGAAAAAACAGACCATTACACGCTCACTGATGATTTTGGTGGGGAAGTATCTTTGACTCAAGAGCAGCTTCTAGTTATCAAGGAAGCGCTAGAGTCCCTCAATGGTAATTGAATTGATCTCCTGTGTCGGCTTAATGTGGATCCTTAGGTATGGGTCCATATTAGGCCGTCTGAGAAGTTTTATTTTTAAACATTCTAATTTATTAAAAGAATTATTTAATTGTAGTTTATGTTTAGGCTTTTGGTGTGGTTTCTTTATTGGTTTATTAATGTATAATTTTAAAGAAAGTAATATTTTATATTTGTTATTTCCTTTATGCTCTAGTGCTTGTTGTTGGTTATTTGATTCTCTATTGGATTTAATACAATTAAGCTGTAATAAATTAGATAAAAAATAGTTGACAATGTAATAAATATTTGGTATAATCTAACACTATGCCAATGTATATCTTTCAAAACCCTGAGACCCAAGAGGAAACAGAGGTGTTCTTCCACATGAATGATGAGAAGAAATATGTAGACGAAAAAGGATTAGAGTGGAGGAGAATCTTCACGTCTTCCCAATTGAATACAGAGGGGTCGATTGACCCATGGGACAATGCAAGTTTTGTAAACTCTACTGCAAACATGAAGGGTAGTGTTGGTGATATGTTAGATAAGAGCGCCGAACTTTCATCTATGCGCGCCGAAAAGAATGACGGCGTAGACCCACTAAAGAAAAAATACTTTGAAAATTACTCTAAAGAGAGAAATGGAACAAAACATCATATGGACAAAGGTAACACATATGAAAGTAAAAACGTTAAAATAGACTTCGATTAATTATGAGCTTACAATTATACAAACCAAATAAATACAACTCTGGATTCGGTTTCAGTTTTTCAATGGGTCACGACAAGAACAGCGGCGAACCCATCTTGTTCGTGTCGGCCATAATGCAACACAGCTGGGATGAGAAAGCTAGGAGAGGAACCTTCATCAAGAACAAAGAAGACCCAGAGAAAAACATTACCCTGAAATTCAATGAGTTTGAGTGCGGCTCAATAATCAACGCAGTAAAGAATAGATTTGCATACGATACCTTCCATCAATTCGAAGGCAAAAAAACTACTATAAAATTTACTCCATGGGATAAAGAATCTAAAGTTTCTAAGTTTGACGCAAAAACAAAAAGCTACAAAGAAGAAATTCAAATATTACCAAACTTCGGATTAACAATTATAAAAAACGGAAGCAATACATTTAAATGCTCACTAGAAGCTGGGGAGGCAGAATGTTTATCTAGATTCCTAGAAACTATTTTAACTAGAATATACAACTTTCGCATAGAGAAAAATATTGAGTCATTTTCTAAACCTAAATACTCTAAAACTGAAGAAGACTGCCCGATTTAATGAAGAAGATATTATTTCATAGTAATCACAGTAAGGCTTTTACTGGCTTCGGTAAGAATTGTAAAAACGTATTACGCCACCTACACTCTACAGGCAAATACGAAATAATAGAAGCGTGCAACGGGATGACTAAACTCCACCCAGCTTTATCAAAGCTGCCATGGAAATGCGTAGGAACTCTGCCTGACGACCAAGAGAGACTCAAACAATTAAATAAAGATCCTAATATGGCTAGAGCTGCTGGTTACGGCGCTGAAACTATAGACGACTTAATCAAGGAATTTAAGCCTGATGTATATATAGGGGCAGAGGACATATGGGGCTTTAATGGATATTGGAAAAGAAATTGGTGGAATAAGACCAACTGCATGATCTGGACAACATTAGATTCGGAGCCAATTTTACCACTAGCCATAGAGGCCGCCCCATTCGTTAAAAATTTTTATGTATGGGCAAGCTTTGCGGAGAGGGAGCTTAAGAAACTAGGGCACGAGCAAGTGAAGACACTAAGAGGAGCTGTTGAAACAAAGAGCTTCTTCAAGATTCCAGAAGAAAGCAGGTCAGCATTAAGGAAGAAATTCTTAATTGACACAAACTGTTTCTTAATTGGCTTTGTTTTCAGGAATCAACTAAGGAAAAGCGTACCGAACCTACTAGAGGGCTTCTTTGATTTTATCAAACAAAACCCAGAATCTAACGCTAAGTTACTACTCCACACACACTGGGGCGAAGGATGGGATATCATAAGATTAATAAAAGAAAAAGGAATCCAAAACTCCCGAATTCTCACCACCTACTACTGCCCATCCTGTAAGCAGTATGAAATAAAACCATTTCAAGGTCAAAAATTAGATTGCAAATTCTGCGGGTCAAAAAAAACCCAGAGCACTACAAACGTACAATCAGGCGTTTCAGAAAAACAACTTAATGAAATATATAACCTCATGGATGTATATTGCCACCCGTTTACTTCTGGAGGCCAAGAAATACCAATACAAGAAGCCAAACTTACCGAGCTCGTAACACTTGTTACAAACTATAGTTGTGGAGAAGATACCTCAAGTACGGAATGCGGATCTTTCCCATTGGATTGGGCTGAATACAGAGAGCCTGGAACTCAATTTATAAAAGCTAGCACGTACCCGTCAAGCATATCAAAACAATTAACTAAGGTCTTCAAAATGAAGCGCGTTAAGAGAGATAAAATGGGCAGGATTGGTCGCAAGTTTGTTGAAGATAATTTCTCGTGCGGCGTTATTGGATCCCAACTAGAAGGAATAATAGACTCGATGCCAGACAATGATTGGGATTTTGATTTTTTAGAAAAACTAAGGAACTCAAAATACAATCCTCCCGCAATTGAGTCTGACTCTGAATGGTTAATTGATATATATAAAAACATATTAAACGTAGATGTTGATCCAAATACTGACGATGGCCATAAATACTGGATGCAGGAAATTTCCAAAGGAAAAAGAAGGGAGGGGATAATTGAATATTTCAAAGATGTCGCAAATAAAGAAAACTCCACCATCGGTAAATCTTTAGATTTTAAGGACTTACTCGGTGACGAAGGTCCTGAAAATAGACTTGCCATTGTTATCCCAAGAAATGAGTCTGATGTTCTAATGATTAATGGACTATTAGGCGAAGTTAAAAACCTTTATCCTGACCATAATATTTACATAATAACTAAACCTGAATTCTTCGATTGTATCGAAGACAACAGTAACGTACATAAAGTCATAGCGTACAAAGAGGAGCTTGATAATTTATTATTCCTAGAAGGCTGCGGTGACCATAAGGGGTATTTTGATTTAGCCTTTCTCCCGCATATTGGCACCCAGAAAATATTCAACTTCCAGCACAACGGAAAAGATAAAAACCAATTCGAATTAAAAAGCAAATTATGAGTCATTTAATTGAAGAGTACGCAAAATGCCTAGGAGTCAAAATAGGGCGCCCACAAATTTCTGATCATTTTTATCCAATTACTTCCGATAAATACATAACCCTACAAACGTCCAAAGGCATACAATCAAGAAATTATTCTCACTGGGAAACCGTGGTTTCCATGATTAAAAAAAACGCCAAAGGTTATGATGTAATACAAGTTGGCTCAAAAGAAGATTACCAATGTAAGGGTGTAGATCATGATCTTAGAGGGTCTACATCTTTTAAGAATATCGTTTATATATTGAAAGGCTCTTCTCTGCATATTTGTGTTGACAGCTTCTCCTTGCACTTGTCTTCATGTTTAGATATTCCATCTATATCAATATTTTCAGATATGCTTCCAGAGCAGTCTGGCCCAGTATGGAATAGAGAGTCTAAGCACTTTTGCTTATCCCCTGATTTGGAAGGTTCAAAACCTAGCTACTCAAATACGGATAAAAATAAATCAATTGATAAAATAAATCCTGAGGAAATATTCTTCAAAGCTTTAAACTTTATAGATGCTAACAACAACCTAGATGGTTATAAAACCTTAAATATAGGTCAGTACTATAATAATAGTATACTAGAGGTTGTGCCCGACCATCATTGCCCATTAGGTTTTTCGCCAAGATCTATAGTTAATCTTCGGTGCGACTATACTGACGATGACTCATTTATTCACGAATGGTTTAATTTCAAGATTAACCTAATGACCTCCAGGAAGATTGACTTAAATTTAATCTACAGGAATAGATCTAATATTGCAGGAATTACATTATTTATGGAAGATTTAAATTTCGACGAAGATTACCTTTGTAGTCTAGATTCCATGAACATTAAATACTCATTAGTTTGCAGGGAGCGCGAGAATATATCTGAATTAAGATTTAATTTTTTTGATAGAACCATAGAAGAATATATAAAAAAGAAAAACAAAGACCTTGACTTTTGTTCTGAATTGTGTGATAATACTTTCTATCACAGCAACAAGTTATTAATATCGAATGGTAAAGAATACTCAAGTAAAGCTTCATGGAAAGATGGAGTCGAAAAAGGAATTGAAGACCAAAAAATTATTGATAATGATGATTTCTGGGAAGAAATAAATCACCTAAATATTTATAATCATGACAAAATCAAAAAAAAGTGAAACAACAACCGAAAACTCCTCAACCATTTCAGACTCTAAAATAGATAACTCTATCGGTCCATCTTTATTCAACAGAGACGAAAACGGCTTACTAAAAAACATTCAATATGTCTTCAATGAGGACGGATCAGTTAACTGGAGGGCAATGATAAAAGAAGAACATTTATTCCCAAATAAGCTTTGGTTTCAGGCCCGAAATAAAGACATGCCAAGATCCATAGAAGGGCTAAAAGATAATCAGTTATTAATTAAGCTTAGCGGAATCAAGGAGCTTGCCAGGCTAAGAGGTTTTTCAAATATATCTTATTCTATCGATAAATGCGAAGAAGATCACGTTGCAGTCACCTGTAGCACGATCTTTATACCTAATTATGAAACAGGAAATAATCCAGTTTCATTCCAAGATATGGCCAATGCAAGCACAAGAAACACAAGTAGTTTTGCTACCAAATTTCTAGAGACCATAGCTTGCAATAGGTCGTTTGTTAGATGTGTTAGGAACTTCCTTAATGTCCATATAGTTGGAGATGACGAGATTGATAAATCAAACCCAAACGCACCTGCGCATCAAGATTCGTCTAAAAAAAGCGACCCATTTAGCCCAGTAACGACCTTAAGGAATAGAGCTAAAAGCGTTTTATTTACTGATTCATTTGAAGACTTTAAACCTTTTATTAAGAAATGCTGGCAAGCAAAAAAAGAAGGAGTGTATCAAAACAAAAATATAGAATCATGGAAAGACTGGGACGATATATCAGTAAAAGACGCCAAGATATTAATCAGTTTAATATCTTAGCCGCTTAACTTACGGATCTAACGTTTAATGCGTATCCAGTGCTTGGGGGAGGGCTTGTTAGTACAAACCTAACTGAAGACTTACTAGGCTCACTAGCTATCATTGCGCCCAGGTAGGATACATTATCATTGCTCCCTGTATAATTCAATCCAAATGTAACAACAGGCACATTAGGGTGGTTGAATGGAAACTCCACATTTATGCAATTTGATTTATTAAAATAAAGCCCATCCAAACTTATAATTGTAGCTTGGTCGGTTGAGCTAGTCGTAATAGATCCTTGTCCGGCTAATTCGTTTACGTTGGCTAATATCCCCGAACCTATTGTATCAAACGGCATTAACTTAAAATATTCCGGAACTGAGTACCCCTGATTAATTTCGTAAGAAATAGAGCCTTGCATTAAATCACCCCCATTTGATCCATTGTTCTGTTCTGTTATGTAATGTGTTGATAACAAACTACCATCATTTGCGATAAAACCTTCGCCTGTACCTCCATATAGGTTCATTTGTACCACGTTATAATTAGTATTACCAGTTTCGAAATATTGATTTGTGAATTTATAATCAAACTTTACTGTTTGATTTCCTGACTCAACTGTAATCTCAGAAATTTCCATCGGCGGGGCTTCCGCAGTGTATCCAGTTGAGCTAATAACCCTACCATCAATATCCCTAATTATGTCAAAGGATATATTTGCGCTTCTCGTCTTTTCATAACCACTTCCCGCATATTTATATATATGAGTTCCACTTGAATTAGTCCAACACCAATCACCCCCTACGTTATTAACTTCTAATCTTGACCTCTCTAAATCCCCACTTGAATTAATAAATTCTAAATCCCTGCTAAATTCATTATCAAAATTCACTCCATCAAAAAATGATTGATTATCAAAATCTTGATTAAAAATTCCGGTAAGCACAGCGACCTTATTTCTTCTCAAACCAACCCACCCAATGTCGCCGCTAATATTAACTAACTTATTTAATTGCGAAGGGTTTAATATAACCGCCGGCATTTCTCCTATTGAATTCAAATAAGAAGCTGCCTGTTCATATGTTTTTGTGAAATTTGAAGTTGATCTATATTTTATATCATAGCTATTTGGATTGTTTTTTGGCATTGAATATATGCCAACAGGTTCCTGATTTTCGGATTTCACTTCGGAATAACTTGCGCATTTAAATTTCCCCATGTATGGGTCAAAGTACCCATAATCATAAAAACCCCCAGAAATTATTTCCCCTCCTGCACCGGTAGATTCGTAGCCTGTGTATTTCGGAAAACCTTCCTGCCAATAATGCCCAGCTCCACTTCCATATGTTCCAGAGCCGGTAAACCCAACTCCAGTTACCGTTCGCACGTCAATTAACTCACCAGTAAAAAAACCGCTCTGCAGGCTAAGTGAGTTATCATAAATATACTGCAATCCAGTATTACTCTCATTATAGCTTGGATTAAACAAAACCCCACTATCGAAGAATATTTGCCCATCGTAACCAGAAACAGAACCAGACGTTTGACCCGTTCCCGTTATACCATAAACAGTATGAAGTAAATTACTGCCAGTGTCGTAATTCACTTCGAATTCATAATGATATGCATCAGCTCCAGATATTCTACCACCACTAATAGAGCTAACTTCAGGGTAGTAATCTATTAAAAATGGCTCATCATTCCTGCCTACGTAACCAGTGAATCCAGTGCCGGTTAAATATTCCTGATCTTTAAAGAATCCATATGGACTCCCAGACGAATAAGAATCCGAAGCTATGGACATTATGTAATTCGCAGTTCCAGGGGTTAATTCTATTTCTAAATAACCATTTTTTGACAAGACACTTCTTGCACTATTGCTCGCCCCAGGGAAGGTCCCCATTTGCAATCCAGTAAAATCATAAAAAGTCACATACTGAAGATCATGAGATTCATCTTCGCCATTTTCCCCTGTGGGCTTAATATAATTGCATCTAAATATACCGGATTCCACGCCACTTACGGGAACAGTAAACTCTGCATACGGATTCTGCGTCGTAAGCAATCCAACACTCTTGTTGCCTGTGAAATCAACAAGCGTCACTTCAACAGAATAATTTCTATGAAAATCATTATCATTTATTTCATATTCTATAGAATTATTTTTTATTCCAGTTGCTGAAAATACTTTCTCACCGTTATCTATTGCATTTTGTCCAGTTAATTCTCCATAATTTTTATATATATCTACATTAAAACCGCTTATATATTTATTACTTTCTATATCTGCGCTTACCTTGTACTCGTAGTCGCTTCTAGGATCTATTACGCTCCAACCCACTGATAGGTATTTATTCTCGAAGTCTTGACTGTAATAAGATGTCTGAGATGAAGATGGGCTTAGATCATTTACCCTCTGTTTCTGGCTTGAAGAATTTAAATAAATATTAGATACCCTAAAAGTTTTTCCGTATTTCGGGATTGGGTCCGACAATGGCACCTTTACTGTTCTGGAATTTGAGAATGACATTATGAAACTACAGAGTATACTCTCCCGTAATAATTACCATCTTCCTTAATTGCTTCATTTCTATAACTATAAGAATTTACCTCAACCCCCTTATCATTTGGTATTTCAAATGTAGATATCAATATATTTCCATTAAAAAACTGAATCTTGTAACTTGCTGCAGACAACACGGTGTTCCACGAAAGCTTAAGTCCGTATGGTATTTTCCTGGATACATCCTCGCTCAATATCTCAATGGTTATTTCTGAGGGTGCATCTAGGACGCTTTCTGTAAAAATAACAGGAGATTCTGGATGTTTTATCGACATATTTTTTTCTATGTTGTCAAATTTTTCTTTATTGTATTCTAGCCCCCTAACTTCAAAAATTCCATTCGATGATTCTGTTATGTTTACAACTTTAAATTGCTTAGGTTTAGCAAGGTTTACCGAGTCTTCCATCATAAATGTCGAACCCTTGACATCTTTTAAAGAGAAAAGAGAATCATCACTCTCTCTCTCTAATATGTATCCTATTTTACTAACTCCTGATAGCGTTACCCAATCTCCATTAATTGAATTATCTTCAGACCCACTTGCAGCTATAAAATTACCAAAACCATCTGGCGGGTCTGTCATTATTTCAAATTCATCACAGTCTGTCACTATGGTTTGATCTTCATGGTCTTGAAGAGAGTCTCCTATTTTTGGAAAACCTTCAGCCCAACTATAGAAAGATATTTCATCAGTATTGCAAGCTTCAGGCTGGTCCCATATGAATCTAGGAGGCGGAGGTAAATCTATGAAATACCCACCTATCCATCCAGTTTGCCCAGACTCAATGGTTGATTGCATTAATAACTGATCAGTATCATTGGTAATTGTGGCCAACCTTCCACCCCTATCTAGTGCGTCTTCTTTTGCCTCCCTCCAAGTATACTCTCCTGAAATAAAACTATATGGATTACTTACTAATAATAACTTCTGATCATCCCCGTAAAGGCTTGCGGCTGTAAATGTTTTTATCTGAGAGGATCTCATGTTTGATATCTCTTGGTCGCTTGGCTTAATTTTCTCATCCAGAGATTTTATAGTTTCATTTCCAGATATATTATATAATGTTATATTTTTCCATGTATCCTTTTCGTCTTTTTCAATAATTGCATTGATTGGGTAATCTATTGATATCTCAGCAGACTTACCGTCTCCGTATATTGATATGTCCGTTATCTTGCCTGCAAACCTTCCTATAGTCCTCTTATTATCTAGTACGTCTATCACGTCCCCCGGTTTCAAATAAGACCCGATTGAACTAGTCGTAAAAGATAATATCTCTGACTCCATGTTGGCGCTTTTGACGACAAAATCAGCAGCTCTCTTGGCTTGCCCTTGAGAAGTTATCCCAAAACCATCTATTGTCTGCTCTATTATTCCATTTTTCTGCACCGACGCCCTTTCCTCGGAATATTCTATCTTTGATTTAAAATTATTAAACCTATCGACATATTTTATCTTGCACGAATTTGTCCTACTGGTTTTTGGAGTATTTGAATAAGAGAATCCATCCTTAGATATGTTGTTGTTAGCGAAAAGCATCACTGAATCCTTCTTTTCGTCTTGAAAGAAATTAATTGCCCCACCAGACCAATATGCAAATGCTCTAAAAATTGCCGCAAATTCATTTATTAATTTAAACGCATTATCGGAATTCATTAAAAAAGCATTAATAGTATATCTAGGCTCCACAAGAGGGTAATCTATTTCTACTGCGCATTTACCAAAATCTAAAGATGGATTAATTTCTAGCCTTACTTCGTTTCCAGAATTTGAAGTCCCATTTATCTTTATTGATTCATACTTGTTATTATCATAATATATAGCCAACCTCTTATTCGGATGGTTAAACTCTTTATTGAATTTTGCAATATCTAAGTTTTCTGTAGGGTCTATTTTTATAGTTCTATCTCCATATAGCTTAAACGCTCTCTGCTTGTATTTTGAGCTATAACCAGTCGGAACAAACTCGTCGCAATATTTAGCAATTCTATAAAGGGTCCACCTGTCTATATTCTCAGGCCTTACCCCAAACTTACCAACCCCGTATCTCTTGCTTGATATTAAATCATACAAACACCAAGCCGGATTGTCGGTCCATTCTTTAGCTGCATCAGGAACTTGATCACTGCTTGAGGATTGGCCCCTAAATAGCCCATTCCAACTTCCATCGTATATTCTTGTATCCGGATTATAGTTTGAGGGTATCGCTAGTTTTTTTAATTTTAAATTGTAATTTCTTTTAGGTATTGATGGAACATCTTTTGCGTTAATCCTTGTTCCTATAACAACTGAATTAGGATAACTCAACTGTACTGGTGAAATTTCCGTTATTCCAGCTAGTAGCATTTTCTCTTTGTATCTTGCAGATTGCTCTCCTTCTTTTACTGGGTTCCTTTCCCTGTTTAGTTTGTATACTTTTATTGATCGGTCTTTTGCGGAGGGATTTGGTGGTAGATAAATTTTTACATCTTTCCTATATGGCGACGTAGCTACCCCATAAATGTATACATCTGTTGAATATTGGGATTCTCCTTGGTTGCCATATTTAATTCTAAATCTTGCCCTATTAGGCCAGGTCTCTCCTGAGTTTTCTACTTTTGTTCCTATTTTAAATTTTGTATTGTTTCCTAATACAGCTCCCAACGTCGTTACCGCCGCTATCTTAGCTAATGCTTTTGCCATTTCCTTGCCTCCCATTACTTTAGCTCCGGGCTCAGTAGGTAAACCTATAGCTGCCAAAATACCACCAGCCACAGCAGTAGCATCTTCGGCAACTATCATCAATCCAAAAAGGGCACCCATTAATGCTCCAGGTTTGTATGTCACGTTGAGCTCGTCACCTTCATATATGTAAGCTAATTCGTCAATCTGTAGCGAAACATAAACCTCCTCAACTAATGGATTAATTATAGAGTGGGCTACATAATACTCCTCCTCTTGAGACTTTACTAATTCAACTGAATCGTTATTTGCAAATTTAAACAAATTTAAATCTCCATCATATTTATCGCCTTGGCTGCCCGGACCTATAGGTCCATTCTTAATTTCATCCTGAGGGGATGTTATAACTATAGACTGCCACAAATTAGATGTGGATGGAGTAATATCCTGCTCATCCCCTATAATTCTATTTCCCGCCAAATCTTCATCTTCTGTGTTTTTTAATATATATATTGGATCGTTAGAAACAATTTTTTCTTGATTGTTTTCGTCTCTATATTTGTGCATTAATAATTTAGCAAATTCCCCTATCGAGTCATTCTCGGCGGGGTTGTAATCTCCAGTTATTTTATATATGGGAGATGTAGAATTTACGTCGCCCTGAGATTTCATTATTACATATCCATTGAGGCCAGCGTAAGTTTTTTTGTAATCAAATACGCCTAAAAATTTCTCAGAATCAGGGCCCATTTCGTAGTATTCAACACCCCCCAAGAAACTTTCTGACTTTATCTTATCCCCAGGTAGATAATAATTATCGTTTTCAATGTCCACATAACCTCCGTCGAATGCATTATATTCGTTTATTAATTGCGTGGCAGCATAAAAAGTCTTACTATCTCCATTCTCTTCGTAAACTATCTTGACATCATCTGCCGCATAGTTATAGTCCTCATTTTTTGAAAATTTATTCGACAAACTATTGCTTAATTTATAATTATAAGATTGACCGTCATCCTGATAAGATACCAATTCCCCTAACTTGTAGGTTTTGTTTTGCTTGAATGGACCTATATCGCTTTGCTCTGTAATTATAGCTCCTTGATTAATTGATCTTGGCCCATACAGCGGAGCGTTTATGTCCTTAGTATTTGCTGTAAACAAATACTGAGGTTCCAGTAAAGATTGATCGTTTGACCCAATTAGACCATCCTTATTCATACCTATGTCTATATCGAATTCGTTTATATTGTAAGAATCTAAATTTGTCGCATGATTGACTTCCTTAGCTTGGTCGTCATTCAAGTATACCCCTTGCAGGTAGTCATCCATACTGTTTCTCATTAAAGCTGGATCGTCGTTTCTCTCTAGTTCTTTGCGAAACTTTAATGTATCCCCATTGTTGTCTGAAAAACCATCAATAGGTCCCTCACACACTAAGTCCACGGCCTTGTAAACTGAAGCGGATTCTAACTTAAACCAACCTACTCCATTATTCTTATCTGCCCCCTTCCACCTTTCTCCAACCTGTATTGGAGCAAAACCCTGATTGTTCCTATCTATAGGATTTCTTGCACTAGTAAGCTCGCCATCGGCAAACATTATTGGGTAAAAAACTTTTTCTTCATTTCCAGCTATTGGGCTTGACTGAAGGCATACTAACGAACTCTTTATTGCAGCCGCCGACGAAACCGCCAATGTATTGTCTAAAATATTCGAATCCTGAAACCAATTACCATTAGCTTGAGCATTTCCAAGTAGTGACTTATTTAAACCTTTAAAATAATTATACTCATAATACATGTACCCACCAATAGCATTACCGTTTTTACTATCTTGAGTAACATACCTATCTTGTTGTGCTGCCGCATCTTCATACTGACCATATGATCCATCGTTTGAACCGAATGTATTCAATGATGGAGCTGTTTTCAAAAATAAATAAGCAGGATCTGCAGTTTTAAATTTGCTACTACCATCGAATTGATTAACATGAAAAGAAGAACCAAGTGGTCCGTATTCGTCATTGTAGTATTTGCTGTACGTTGGTATTAAACTATAAAGTCCGCTTGTGAAATTAAATATATCTCCCTTGTCTGAGTCGTAATCGTAATTGACATTACAAGCAGATATAGTATTACTTCCAACCTTCATTCTTCCATAACCTAAAGGAACGGTTGCCCCCTGCTCGTATCTATTCTCACTACCGTTAAATAAAAATGATTGAGTCTGAGCTTTTACAGTTTTATCCTCCCTCTGCATAGCTTCAGCCATTTTCTTAGAAACGTACATGCTAGCGGCAGTGGTTGCTGCGGTCACCAATAATCCAACCACCGCCCCCCCAGAGCCAAGAGGTATTGGGAACAGGTGGAAATCTTCATTAGTCCTTGCGCTCATTTCTTCACTCGTAAGAAATGACTTAGATCTCCCACTTCTTACCCCGTAAAATACGTCATCCTGCTGCTTTTTGTTTAGGTAAACTTCTATTGAACTGTTATTGGCAAACAGGGCAGACAAAGCCTCAGAAGCAGATTTAACATCTAAATTCCACTCCCTCCCAAACTCCTTGCCGAGCTCTCCGTGTAAAAATACCTTTTTCATCCTTTTTCCTTGTGTATATTTACACTAACGATGAGTGCCTGTACACTTCTTTTATTTTTGCTTGCCAACGGTGATCAAGTAATTCCTTTCTTGATAAAATTTTATCAGCCTGATGTATGAAATAATCATCACCGCAATATACACCAACGTGACACCTATCATTACGCCCAACCTTAAACACTATTACATCATGTTTTTGTATTTTTTTATCCTCTATTTTATTTAAATTCTTATTTAATATATTTATTAATAGTTTATTCGCATCTTTATCTTCTTTTGGAAGCCAATAGTTTTCATTCCATTTGGATATGTTTATGTTTAGTTCTTTTTTGAAATAGTCTTTAAGTAAACAGGTGCATTCAAAGAAACCCTTGATGTAGGGTTTTCCAGTAAGCTTTTCTGGCTCATAGCTTTCGGGGTAATAAAGAAAAAACTTCTTGGTTATTACGCTGTAGATTAAATAAGGAATACCCATTTCCTCAGACATAGCTATATCTGGCGGAGAAGGCCTCTCGTTGCTCCTTGGATGAGAGTGGTATATTCCTACTATTGTTTTGTCTATAGAATGTTTTATGAAGCTTTTTGGCGATATCGTAAAGCAATCTCTTGGCGCCGAATGTTCATTTATTGCGGGCTCAACTGATACAGTTAAATCTTTATGAAGCAAAACAAATCCGCACACCTCTTCTTCTGGGTTACCTTCTGCATGAACTATGATACTTTCTTCAAACATTTACTTAAATTCATAAGGGTCAACTCCAGGGAAACCTCCAAACGGAAGTCCATCTTTTGACTCTACGTGCAGCCCCTCATTAGAGGATCTTGATCCGCCTCCGGCCCCTGTAGCTAAATCTGAGAATCTCAACCTACAACCGCACAATGTTCTATCGCAATCATCTAGGGCCCAGTTTTCTGAGTCATGTATAGGGTTAGATCTAACTTCATTATTCAAACATACATATATATCTATTGGATTAAGGTCTGAGTCGTTATCGTATGGAACCACTTTGACAACATCACCCTTTTGATATGTTTCTGTTATAAGCCAATCTTGATAACTTTCGTCACCTTCCGCTTTAGCAAACTCCTCACCTTGAAACTCGTCTTCAAAATAAACATCAGCTCCAACCGCTCCACCTGGTAAAAACTTATCGCCTATTTTTACAGGATGATATCCGCTCGGCACAAACCTCTTATTCTTCGCGTCCGATATAGGTTTTCCGTTATAACCGCAGCCAATTGCGCCCCTGTAGTTCCACGGGCAGTTGTTGGAATAAATTGTTCGAGCTGGAACATTTGCATTCTCTAACTCGAGCAGGGATACAAGTTCAAATTCCACTATATTATCATCTTCTTTTGTTTTCTGATTAACAAAGAAAACATCCTCTCCAAAAGCCGCATCAGGATCAGGCTCGGCGTGAGGATTAACACCATGGGGAAAATTAACTGCATCTAAATACTTAACAAACGTCTTTACCCTAGTAACCTTATAATTAATAAAATCGTCAAAATAATTAAGCCGCAAAGAAATTACTCCTTGGTGATTGGTAAACGTCATCTTTGGTCTAGGAAGCCTTCCGTCTCCCGGAGTTTCAAATCCATCAACCTTTATAGGAAAAAAATCGTACTCTTGGCTATTGAATACTAGTTTATTTTTATATCCATTTTCTCCAGCATGAAATAAATACTGACCCTTCTCTCTTAAGTTTATTCTATACAAACATATAATAGCAGAAGGATCCAATTCAAATAAAGTTTTAATATTCTTTTCTGTATTACTCATGATATATATATTATAAATTAATCAATCAATAAAATCAGCAATATTAATATTGTTTTGTAAATTATATGAATAAGTTGTTCTAGGTGGCAAGCCATAAACTTTTGTTACTTTTTTAGTTTTGGATATGACTGGGAGGTAACTCAACTCAGTTTTCATTGACCTTATG